CAAATCAATAGGTTATGATAATTTGCTCTTCTTAAACAAGAGGTGAAACATGGATCAAGAAAAACTCGATGCAGCCTTTTCGGAGTTGGACTATGAAGACGACTTAGAAATTAAGGTCTTAATATCTCAAACAGAGGTTGAGCATTTAAAGTCAGAAAACAATGAGTTAAGAAAATTGCTCACTGAATATGACTTGCGCTTACGCCATTATGTAGAGTTAATTGCAAAAATTCATATGACAACAATCACATGACTGACAATGTAAATAAACCCAAGCACTACAACAGCCACCCGTCTGGTGTTGAGGTGATCCGCATCACAGAACACATGAACTTTTGCTTAGGCAATGTCATCAAGTATGTGCTTCGTGCAGACCACAAAAACGACGCAATAGAAGACTTAAAGAAAGCGCGTTGGTACTTAGACCGTGAAATATCTAGGCGCGAGCAATGAGATCAAGCAGACAACCTAAACTTATCGCCCTGATCACGCAAAAGGGATACACATCAGTCGAGCTGGCTGAACTTGTCCATTGCACGCTCAGGTCTAGCAGAGACATGATCCAAAAGCTCAGAGAAGAAGGCAGAGTCCATGTCCAGTCGTGGCGTAAGACCAGCGTGACTCAATGGTCTGCCGTGTACCGCTACGGTATTGGAGTCGATGCACCTAAGCCTGAGCCTGTGAGCAGTAGAGTAAGACTACATAAGCACAGAACCAAAGAAGATGCCGACACCAAGGAAAGAAGACTAGCCAAGCAGAGACAGCTCAAACGCAAGGTCAAGCGCGACCCATTGACTGTTGCTTTTTATGGGGAGGCTTAGTCTCTGCTAGGCAGCATATTGTTGAGTTCAATGCGATACGGTTCTGGCTGTGCTGTCTGGGTATTGAGCAGACCAGTACCGCCCATGTAACGCAACATCGGATCGATTGGCGCTGCCATGTAGTTAAACAATGGGTCTAGCGTGTTGCCATAGATGTTTTGCATCGCTGGTGACAGATATGCCTTGGTAGCCAATGGCGGTATACCAAGCGAGAGCATAGGACCAATCACTGGTTCACCTGTCAGAGCTGTACCGCCAACGACAGACGCGCCAAATTTGGCTGGCATCGAGGTTAGCAGTCCCATCATTCCAGATCGCTCAGCAGTTCCAGAAGTAGGAATCTTTGCCTTTAACGCAGACTGAGCCACATCTGCCAAGTCTGTCAATGTCTGAGCATTCTCACGACCAAGAATCTGTGGCAGTGTTGTGGGTGATGCTTTGACATCTTTAATGAGATTGCGTCCAAACTTGGTGATGTCCATCTCGCCAGTAGGAAACATTGATGACTGCTGAATATCCGCAAGGATTGCTTGCGATAAAGACTTCTTCTCAGCCTCACTCATCAATGGCAAAACCTTATTTGCCAAAGAGTCCTGATTGCTGATGATGTAATTCACAGCAGTCTTGTCTGCGGTGTTCTTGAGCCTGTCGTTTAAGTCCTTGGCTTCACCGTAAGAGCCACGCAATTCTTTCAACTTTATGATCTGATCATCTAAACCAGCAGCTCTGAATGTCTCGTCTCTTGCGTCGTCTAAAGAAGTACGCAAAGCCCTAAAAGCCTCACCGACCTTAGTTCCCTTGTTGTTGTATGCCAAGTCACTAAAGAGCTGGCGCTGGTCTTGGTAGTCGTTACCCGCAATAGAGCCTTTTTGCTGATAGCCAAGGTACTCAAACTCAGGGATGCCACTATCGACTAATTGCTTCTTGAAACTTGCTTCCATAGCCCTGTAATTAGGGCTTGTCGGGTTGAGTCCTGCTTGCTGTAAGGCAGAGTTAACCATTGACTTTAGTTCTTCGTTTGGCTTGCCAAAGTAGAACTGCTCAAAGCTCTCAAACAATGGGTCTTTGCGTAGTGCTGGGGGAATAGAAGAGAGTAACTTTCTAGCGCCAAGGATCGACTCTTGAAACTTAGGCACTTGAGCCAAGTCAATGTCAGTCTGTGACGCGACATCACGAATACCGCTACCAATTTTCTCAACATTGCGTTGTGCTGCACTCTTGATAGCACTAGCACCAGACGAGAAAGCCGTGTCTGGTTGTGCTGGCATACCACCAAAGATGTCTGCGACCTTGTTGATGATGCCTTGCGCGTAGTCTGACTGCAAGCCATAGCGTCGTGTGAATTGACCAGCAGAAAATGGCAGACTAGAAGCAGCAGCCTCAAATATGTTTGCAGTTCTGCTTGTACCTGCTTGAGCTGGTGTAAGAGCTGTCTCTCCAGTAAAGCCAAGTCGTCTAGCCTTGTCAGCAATGCTTGCTGCGCGAGTCTCTGCACCAGTTGGTGCTTGACCGCCTCTTTGACCCATACCAGCACCGCCAACGACAGTTGATGCACCCATCGACGCAAGCATTGCTGGAATAGTGCCTAGTGGTTGAGCTGCTTCAGCAGCGACCTGACCAGCAGCGCCAGCAGGTAAAGCTGTAATGGTCTGAGCCACAGGACGCTGTGCCATCTGCTGAGTGATTGCTCTAGTAACTGGTGAGACGGCAGTCTGAGCCAGTCTCTGTAATCCTGCGATCTGTGCTCCAGTACCGCCCACAGCTCCCATACCCGTCTCAAAGGCACGCTGACCAGTTGTGCTTGAAACTGGTACTCCAGCTTGCGTTAAGAGGTTCTGAATGGCTTGTGATGGCGGTGTGATGCGTCCATACTGACCGCCAGTAATTTGCTCAGCACCAGCCGTTGCGGTATTAAGTAGGGCAGTCAATGCGTCACCTGCTGGAAGAGCTAATGATCCAGCCAACATCCCGACTGGTCCAAATGGCGCTCCCATTGCTGCACCAACCAAAGGAGGAGTCAGACCGCGAATGGCTGCGCCTGTATAACTGCCTTGCGGTTGTGTTTGTTGGAGTTGCTGTGCGCGTTGCACTTGTTGCATTTGTGGTGCAACTTGTGCAGGTGCAGCCTGTACTGGAGCAACTTGTGGTTGACCAGTCTGAATGCCAGCTTTTGCAAGCACTTCGGCAGCAGCTCCATTGCCGTAAACCTCATCAAACTTAGACGCAAGGTCAGGACGCTGAGTCAGTAGAAATTTGTCTTTTTCAGTTGGTTTTAAGGTTGCCATGATTACTGTCCGAATGGGTTAGACGGCACATACTTGAATCCCTTGAGACTCTTGTTGTTTGCGTAGTAATAATTCTCTTGTTGTTGAGCGTAATCAGAAGCCTTGACAGCCAACTTCTTGATGTCTTGCAACGCTTGAATCTTAGACTCTTGCGTAATGCTTGGATTAGCCAAGTCACCGACAGCCTTGTCGTAGCGCTTTGCGTCTGCATCGGATGTAGGACCACTAAACTTAGGAGTCTTCAACGCAAGTTGTTGAGACAGTTGAGTCAATCTGTCATTGGCTTCCTTAGCAGTTGTAGACACGCCAAGAGCGCCAAGCAGTCCTTTAGCGCCAGCTTCAATCTTACCTGTGTAAGCCTCAGAGATTAGTGGTGCAGCACGATCCGCAATGAATGCGCTGTCTTCTGCTGACTTGGCTTCTGCCACAGTCTTCTGAACCGTATCAAACTCTTTCTTCTGCGAGTAAGAAAAAGCCTCTGGCTTATTGGCTTCAGAAGCCTGTCTTATTGCAAGCAATGCATCAGCTTGCTGTTTAGCAAAAATCCTTGCTTCTTCTCTACCAGCAGCAGTTTGCGCAAACTGTGATTCTTGTTGCGTTTTAGTTTGCTGGAATTGCTGCGCATTACGAACACTCTCGCCAAGTTGACGAATACGCTCGTCTGCCTTCTCAGGATCAAGTGTTCCAGAAGCGTAACTCTTCTCATACTGAGTTGCTATTCTCTTAATGCTTTCTGGAACTGTCGGGTCTTGCGTGAATATCGTAAAAGGATTATCTTGCACGCCAGTTGTCAAGAACCCTGCACGACGCAAGTCTGGAACTAACTTCGATACAGCAGCCAATGTCTCTAACGGGTTAGACGACAAAGCAGTCAATGCTTGCAGTTTGTTTGGATCAATAGTCAGTTGTGTCTGACCGCCTTCTCCGACTGTCTCTTTAAATACTTGCGGATACAGCAGACGCATTTGTTTTGCACGATCTGCTTCTTGTAACTTTTGACCAGTTAACAAATTCTGTATAGCGCCCATCTGTGCTTGCTGATAGCCTTGCTGTCCTGCTTGCAGAGCACCACCAAGTGCCTGACCTAAAGAGATAGGTTGACGGCTTGGACCGCCAGCTTGTAAAAGTGCAGACGCTGCTTGAAGCATTCCTTGCTGTTGAATTGCTTGTTGTTGATCTGGCGTGATATAGCCTTCTAGACCAGTACCGCCACCACCAAAGAGTAAACCACTAAAGTCTTGCATTGTTGCCATCATTTACCCCTTACATGAAACCAAGCAAACCACCAAGTCCAGCACCATAGCCAGCATACTCAGGGTTAGCAGTTCCACCGATTAACTTACCCAATGTTGCGCCACCCAATGCACCGCCAAGAGCAGATGTTGTTGGATTCCTATATAAAGGATTTGTCTGACTACTACCAATATTTGCAGGTTGCAAGCTTAAAGCGCCTTGCGCTATGTTCAAACGCTCTACACCAAGACCGCGAGCTGCATCTAGCTTTTGTTGTTCGTATTGCTGCATCAGTTGTTGCTGTGATAAACCAAGGTTTTGAGCCTGTGCAAAGCCACTTTGACGAAGTTGTGCAGCCAAGTTACCTGCATTGCGTAGTGCTGCCTCGTCAATCAATGATCTGGTTACGCCTTGGCGTGAACCACCAAATGCTCTTGCACCAGTAGCTGCTGCACCTTCTGCTGATATTTGACCTTGGCGAGCACGCTCAATGTCTGCCAATGTGTTTTGCACAACTTGGTTCTCATACGGGTTCATGTACTTCTGAACCATACCTAAGTTGTACTCAGCGTAAGGGGCAAACTGTCTTTGTCCTAGACCAGCGCCAACCATCCTTGCCTCTTCCAAGTTGCGTAGATACGCAGCCTTGACCTCTGGATCAATGCTTGATGTTGTAGTGCTTGATGTTGGTGTACTACCGCCCAAAGCCTTGGCTGCTGTCGCGCCTAAACCTAACGCAGTTAATGGGTTTTCTTTAGCAAAATTAAGAGCGCTGCTTAATATTCCTGTGCCAGTTCCAATTTGACTACCAAGAGCGCTATTGGCTAAACCACCAAGTTGAGATGCCTCAACCGAGCTGGCAGCAGCAGCAGCAGCCTGTGCTGGAGTTAGAGCCTGACTTGCAAGGTAAGCGTTATCAGCAGCAAGGGCAGCACCTGCACCAGCACCTAGACCAGCGCCAGCATTGAGAGCGCCAGCAGCACCAAGGCTTGCGTCGGTAGCACCAAGATTGGCTAATGCAGCCTCACCGCTAAGACCGCCAAGTCCACTAAGACCGCCAGTTGCGTATAAGCCACCGCCAATTAGCGCAGCCTTGCCAAGATCGCTACTAAGCACATCTCCGACGGCATTACCTACGCCACTTACGGCATCACCGACACCGCTAACTACATCGCTTACGACTCCACCCATATCAATCTCCCTTGTCACACCTTATTGGTGTAGATAAAAGCCTTCGATCCGTCTAATAGTGATATTTGACATTTCTCAGACCAACCAAATGACTTGGCAAATCTTACAAGTTTGATGTCTTCTTCGCGTATCAGCGCGACGAGAGGCTTCCCAATTAAATTCTCAATCAGAGCAATGCTCTTCAAGCAGTTCTTTTTGACCCCAGAAGACCATCTTCTAATCTCCACATGAATCCACAAATTACCTCTGAAAAACTCCAAGTACACGGTGTAATCCTCTCGGATACATACAGGTACTTTTCCAGCCCTTAATTCTTGCTCCAATTCTAAGTCACCGTTTGCCCATTGCGACAACATCAAATCGGTTCACGCCTACACGCCAGTCCTCTAAGACATTGCCCGTGTAGCGTACCTTAACCTGTCTGGCAGCAAACCTCACATCTGTCGGTTGAGCTGCTGGGTACGGTCCATAAGTCGTCTCAGTCGCCATCGGATACATCCGAGTCTTGAAGGAAATGACGACTTCTCCCAGCGTTTGCTCGTCTGGAATAACCCGACGCACAGACATGATGTTGTCCCCGTTACCAATCTCGTAAGGACCAGACTCCACAAATGGCACAGTACCATCGTATGCGTACCCTACTTCGTGCTCATAGATGTATCCATCTGACGAAATCATCAAGGGATTGGTGAAGACACCTCTATCAGTTCCAGCAGTACGCGACAAACTACCAATAGCCCAATGCCCTTCGCGGTAGTTGTAGGTGACATATGAGTCATTCTCATTGCTGGCGCTAGAAGGGTAAAACCAAATGATCTCACCATACTTTGAGTTGTGTACAGCGTAGACCTTGCTGGCTTGGTTGTAGTTGATGTTCTGGAAAACATAGTCGCTAACATCAGATACCAAGGGCTTGACATAACCGTCATAGACAAAGAAGCCTGACTTAGACATCCAGATCGCTGCCGTATCAATGGCTGCTACTGCCTGTGAGCTGATCACGCCACAGCCTGATCCTGCCTTCTCAAACGAGTACACATAGGGCAGTCCAATGTATGTAGCAGCATGGACATCAACATCTGTAAAGATCAGATTGACACCTCGGACGCGCTTTCCACACTTGATTGAGCCGACTGAGTTGATCTCAAAGTCACCTGCCTGATTGGT